GGTCGGGCTCGTGTGCTTCGCGCTCGACGACAACAACGTCACGGCCGCCGATCGCGCGAGCGGGGCGAGCGTGCAGCAATACGCGGCGGCGGGAACGGTAGTCGCGATCGATCCGAGCGGCCAGGTGTGGGTGGACTTCTGGCATCAGTCGACGGCGACGGCGTGACGAAGACTTTCAGCGGAAAAATGAAGACGAGGAAGAATTAGATGGAAATCAGTGCAGCGAATCTGACCTCATTGTTTACCGGCTTCGACGTAGTCTTCCAGCGCGGGTTCGAGAAGCCGCCGTCATACTACGAGCAGATCACGAGCGTGGTACGTTCGGCGTCGCGCCAGACTACCTATCCGTGGCTCGGGCGGACTACCAAGTTCCGCGAGTGGCTGGGCGACAGAGTAATCCAGGCGCTCGAGACGCATGAGTACACAATAGTCAATCGGAACTTCGAAGATACAGTTGCGATCGATCGCAACGATATCGAGGACGATACCTACGGCGCCTACGAGCCGATCATCGAGCAGCTTGGATGGGACACCAAGGTCCATCCGGACATGCTGCTGTTCGCGATGATCAAGAACGCAGTGACTACTCCGAGCGAGGTCGTGGGCTTCGACGGGGTGCCGTTCTTTTCGGCGAGTCATCCGGTGGGCCTGATGGGGCAGACCGGGACGCCGACCTCGAATATCAACTCGAGCGGGTCGGGCGCGTACTGGTACCTGATCGACGCGTCGCGGGTGATTCGGCCATTCATCTTTCAGCTGCGGCGCGAATACGCAGTGACGCGAATGACTAACGTCGCGGACGAAGCGGTCTTCAACCGGCGCGAGTTCCGCTACGGGGTGGACGGGCGCGCCAACACGGGCGTCGGACTGTGGCAATTGGCCTATGCGAGTAACACTGATCTCAGCAATCCGACCAACTACGGGGCGGCGCGCGCAGCGATGAGATCGTTTACCACCGATGCGGGACAGCCGTTTGGCGCACTGTCGAGCCGGAGCGGAGTGTACCTGCTGGTGCCGCCCTCGCTCGAAGAAGTTGCGCGTCAACTGCTTAATTCGGAATTCATGGCGGGCGCCGGTGCGAGCTCGGGCGTCGCCACCTCGAACATCTGGCGCAACAGCGCGGACCTTATAGTCAGTGAGTTCCTGGCATAACGGCGCAGCGATGAACACAGTTTCCCTGAGCCGGACTGCCGCGAGCCCCCCTCCTGCCCGCGGCACCGGAGTGCGAGCAAACTCTCCGCGGGCGCAGGCCATTTGCCTGACGCCCGCGGAGAGAGCTCCCGAGGCAATAGTCACTTCCGACGCGATGAGGTTTGGACAGTGAGTTACGCAACCGCGCAAGATGTGATTAATCGATACCCTAATCGTGACCTGGTCCAACTGACTAATGAAGATCCAACGGCCACGACGGTAAACGATACACCGATCACGCAGGCACTGGCCGACGCGTCGGCGGAAATCGACGGCTATATCGAAGGACGCTTCACGCTGCCGCTGTCGGATCCGCCGGCGGTGCTCAACCGTTTGACGACTGACATTGCGATGTACCGGCTGCAATCGCTGCGGCCGCTGCACGATCTGGCAGACGCGCGCCAGCGTTATGAAGACGCGATCGCGATGCTCTCGAAAGTCGCGGCGGGTGAGCTGACGTTGGGTCTGTCGGCTGACGGCGTTGAGCCGCCGGTGGCGGAAGGGGCGGTTGAAACCGTGCAGGCGCCGGATCGCGTTTTCAATCGCGGCAATCTGAAGGGCTACTGAGATGGGTGCTATGCGCGACGCGCTGTGGACCGGAGTGGTGTTCACGCCACCGACACCGATCGATATCGCGACGATCGAAAACGCGATCGTCAGTCAGCTCAGCTCGCAAATCAACTCAATCGAAATCGCGCACTACCCGGACCGACCGGAGACCTGGCGCCTGACGCATCGGGTGGGCGCGGCTTTGGTGATGTACAAGGGTGCGCAATACGGCGAGCTGCTCGACACGTCGGCGATAATCCAGGAACGCAAACTAGAGTTCGAGATTTCAGTGATGATGCGTGACCTCGGATGGGCGGTCGGCGGCGACCCGTCGGGGACGAGTCCCGGCGCGTACGCGATTATCGAGGCGATTCGCACTGCGCTGACGGGATATCTGATTCCGGGCTGCCGCAAGATGTATCCGATGCGGGAAAAGTTCGTGAAGCGCGACAAACAGGGCGGGGTGTGGACCTACGCTTGCGCGTTTGGCCTCAGCACGGTGGCGGTCGAAGCCTCGCAGCCGGATGATTTTCCGCTTTTCGTCAAGGGCATCGCGCTGGAAGAAGGCGGACAGACTTCCGTCACGGTCGGCGCGGCGGCGTACACCTTCAATTCGAGTCTCGAGGTTCAGCTTCCGCAGCAAAACGTGTTTGCCGTGATCATCATGGCTGCGGGCGGCGCGACACTGATCCAGGGAACTGATTATTCGGTGGATCGCGCTAACGGAATCGTCACGGCTTTCGCGGGCGGTGCGATCTCCGCCGGAGAGACCGTGCAGATCGCGTACACCTATGCCGAAGTGGCTATTGCGACAGCGGGCCAGAGCGCGCCGACTAACTAGGCCGAGCGAATAGTAATTCGATTCAACTGAGTAACAGGTGACACATGCCAGCGAGTTTCTTACATGGGGTCGAGGTAATCGAAGTACCTAATGGGCCGGTTCCGGTCACGGTCGTCAAATCGGCAGTGATCGGGCTGGTGGGGACGGCACCGTCGTGGGCGGTGGAGGCGCCGTCAGTCGCGATCGCGCCCAACACGCCGGCATTGGTTTCGTCAGCGCTCGACGTAGCAAACTTCGGACCGATAATTCAAGGATACTCTATTCCGTATGCACTCGCGGCGATCCAGGAACAGGGAGCGGGACAGGCGATCGTCGTCAATGTATTCAATCCCAGCATACATTTCACGGCGATAGCCGCGACTGCATTCAGCTTCAACACGCAGGGAGCGATCACCCTCGGGCACATGGGAGTGTCAAACGTAGTAGTCACTAGTAATCCGTCGGGTACTACTTATGCGGCGGGAACTGACTATACACTCGACGCCGTGAATGGCGTGATTACGATCGTGCCGACGGGCTCCGGCGGACATATCACCGCCGGCGCGAGCGTGTTGATCGCGTTCCATTATGCGGATCCGTCGAAGGTCGAGGATGCTGACGTGATTGGGGCCGTTACCAGCGGTGTGTACACGGGGATGCAGGCGTTTCAGACGACCTACGGAACGATGGGGTTTTTTCCGAAGATTCTAATTGCGCCGCGCTACTCGCAAGACGCCACGGTTGCGACCGGACTCGACGCGATGGCCAATACGATTCGCGCGATGGCGCTGGTGGATTCGCCGCCTTCGACCGCAGTAGCGGCCGCAATCGCCAACCGCAGCGTCGTGGGCAATGCGTTTGCGACCTCAAGCAGCCGCACAATTCTGTGCTATCCGCAGGAAACCTTCTACGACACGGGAATCGTGCCGACCGGAATAACGCTCAGCACATCGGGGACGCCGGTGACGACTCAGTTCAACGCGAATTCGGTCGCGCCATATTCACAGTGGGTGGCTGGAGCAATCGCGGCCAAGGACCTGGCGCAGGGTTACTGGTGGTCGCCATCCAACACGGCGGTCGATGGGATGCTGGGGCCGGACGTCACACTCTATGCGTCGATTCTCGACCCTGCGTCAGACACCAACAATCTCAACGCGGCTGGAATCGTGACGGTGTTCAACGCATTCGGCACCGGCCTTCGGGTGTGGGGCAACCGGAGCGCGGAGTACCCGAGCTCGACCGCGCCGGACAATTTCATCTCGGTACGCCGCACGATGGACATAATCGAGGAATCGCTGGAGCTCGCGATGCTGCAGTTCATCGATCAGCCGATCTCGAACGCGCTGATCACGGCGATCCTGGCCAGCGCCAACGCGTTCATCAGATCGCTTATCCAGCGCGGCGCACTGGTCGCAGGCGCAGCGAGCTTCGACCCGGCGGAGAATCCGTACACGCAGATCGCTGCCGGGCAGTTGGTGTTCGACATCGACGTAATGCCGCCGCCGCCCGCGGAACGAATCACCTTCGAGGCATTTATAGATGTGACGTTGCTGCAGCAACTCGGCCAGACGAGTCCGATTACAGCAGCGGCCGGATCGACTTCGTAACCAGCCGGACGACAGAGGAACAAAATGAATATCCAGATCAACTCACTGACTAATGCAAATATATATATCGACGGCGTCGGTCTGCTGGGGCGTGCTGAAGAGATCGAGATCGCGAATCCCAAGCATAAAATGATTGACTACAAGGGGCTGGGGATGGCCGGAACGGCTGAGTTATGGGCGGGGGTGGACAAGCTCGAATCGAAGATAAAGTGGACGTCGTTCGACGCTAGCACGCTTACGCTATCAACCAGTCCGTTCCAGACACATTCCTTTCAGGCGCTGGGAAACCTCGAGCAGTACACCAGCCAGGGCCGAAGCGCGCAACTGCCGGTGGTGTATCTGATGACGGGAGTCTTCAAGGACGCGGGCAGTCCCACTTTCCGGCAGCATCAAATGGTCGAGTCTACTTCAGTAGTGAGTATTTACCACTGCGAACTATACGTGGCTGGCGTCCAAATATACTTGTACGACGTATTTGCCAATATCTATGTGGTCGGGGGCGTCGATCAACTTAGTACGTTTCGCTCAAACCTGGGCGGCTGAGCGAGTATCGAATCGCAATCGGAAGACGGGAGCGATGACTAATGAAGACCGATGAAATTACGGTGAATGGAGTACGTATTGGCGCCGCGGACGCAAAAGATGAGGCGGAAACGCGGACTATAGATCTGCCGTCGGGCGCGCGCGCCGAGGTTCGAAAAGGTCATGGGCGGGATCTGATGAGGGCACAGCGGGCGGCGGCAGGTGGTGACGCGAGTGCGGTGGTATTTGCGCTAATCGCCGAACTGGCGCGCGTGGACGGGCGCAAAATCGTGTACGAGGAGGTACTCGAGATGGATCTTGCGGACGTGATGGCGCTACAGGCCGAGGTGATTGACGAAAATTTCGACCGCCCTCCGCAGCGAGCTTCGCAGGTCTCGTTCAATTCGGATTCTCAGTCCAGGAGCTGAGCGAGATGGACTTTGCGGAGCTGTCCTACTGGCTCGACGCGATTAGCGAGTATGAAACGACACGCGTCGAACGCGGCGGAGGGGAGAATAACGAAGAGTGAATACACTGACTATATGACAATGCGTGAACTAACTAATCGGGCAAGACGGTGAAACGATGGGAGTGAGATTATTCGTAGGGAACTTGAGTTTTTCGCTGGGCGATGGCGACCTGCGCGAAGCGTTTGCCGAGATCGGCGGAGTGGAGAAAGCCGAAATCGTGCGTGACCGCTTTGACGGACGCTCGCGGGGTTTCGGATTTGTCGAGATGAGAAACGAAGAGGACGCCGCGGTGGCGCTGCGGGCGATGAATGGCAAAGATCTCGCCGGACGGCCGCTGCGAGTCGAGGCCGCCACGTCTCAACGGCGGCCGTTCGATCGTAACGTTGCGCGAGCGTAGCTGAGCTTAGGCGAATCTTAAGATGGCGAGAGAACGCAGGACAATCGGATCAAA